CCTTTCAGCCCCGCAGGCGTCACTGTCCGCCCCGTATCGCTGCCCGTCTTTGTCTCTGCGGTCGTGGCTAGTTCGGCCACTCCCTGCGCCGTGTCGGTAGCCGCAGCAGCAAAAGCCGATACGTTTGCCCCTGTAAGCTCCTCAATCGCTCCAGTGCCTGCCGTGGTGCGTCCTAGCATCCGCGCAGTCGCTTGCGTCAGGCCAGAGGTCGTGACTGCCCCGGTAGGCACAAGCCCCGTGGTAGAAAGCGGAAACCCCGACGCACGCTGATAGAACACCACCCAGCCGTCAGCCGTGCCCGTGGTCGCCTTGGGGATGGCTATCGCCAAATCACCCGCAGCCGTAGTGATATTTGCCGCTGTAGGCAGGATGAGTGCGCTACCATGCGTGAGAAGCACAGCACCGGCAAACCGCAGGAATCGCGGCCCGTTGTAGTTTGTGCCGAATCCGGTTATCGTTGTCGTTCCCGTGACGCGCAGGAAGTTGGTATTCTGTGCGCCGATGTCGGTAGTCGTGGCAGAGGCAATGTCCGCTTCTACCCCCTGGCTAAACAGTTGCTCCCACCGTACAGATTGCCCCGTTGCCGTGCCCGCTCCAAGCCCTGTAAGCCTATTGTTTCCCATCGCCAGATTGCCGGTCATGGGGGTTTGCCCATCAGCCGCAAGGGAAGCCGTGAGAGCAGAGGCAACATCGTTGATTAGCGTCTGCCAATCGGCGGCAGAAGCGGATACACCGTTTGTCGCCGGGTTCCATGTGTTTACTGGAAGGCTGTATGCCCCGCTGCCATTTCGTGCCATTGGTGTTACCTCTTAGAATTGGTGCATGTTGCAAGCGTTGATTCTGGCCTACTTTATTTATCTGATAGTCACTTACTTTACTGAGCCCCAATAACGGGCGCAGCGCGGTAAGTGCCTTGACGCAGGGCGTTAACCAGCGCCGGATTAGTCATTCGCCCAACCCCGTAAGCCGCCTCTCCTACAAGCCGTGGCGACGACAAAGCCGCTAGCGCCGCCGCTGCAGGCACATTGCCAGTAAGCGCCAAACCAGCGCCGCCACTTCCAGCCGCTACCCGCTGCAAGCCACGCGGCAGCAATTCTGACATTGCCTGACCTGCGAGTGCAGGCATGATGTCGCGCCCACCTTGCTGGATCATGGATTCTGCCAATTGGTCACGGTAGCCATAGGAAGTGTTGACGTTGTTGCGCATCAGGGATTGCAATTTGCGCATGGCTGTATCTACAGACGATTTTTGCCCAAGCGATAGCGCCTTTTCAATTTCCTGCACAAGTTCAGCCGCCTCTGAATAGCCTTTCATGGTTTTGGCATACTCAGGAGCTTGCGCTGTAATTTCCTTTTTGATAGCTGAATACACATCTCCCACGGCTTTGCGTGCGCTGCGTTGTTCAAAAGGGATTGACTCCATCAGCGCGCCTACCCGCTGTTTCAGCGCGTCCAAGCCTTCAGGCGTGTGAAATTCTGCCGGGTCAAGCTGCCGCCATGCTGCGACTTCTTCGGCGACTTCTGACAGCGCCTTGCCTGCTTGCGGATTTCGTGCAACACCCTTAAACGAAAGCATGCCCTGTGCGTCGTCTAGCGACTTTTGGATGCCAGCCATGTCCAGAACAGTCTTGTCTGCCTTAACGCCCGCCATGCCTTGACGGTAGGCCGCTTGAGCCTGTTGCCGCATGTTGTCTACGTTTGCTTTTGCAGCGCCCAAAACATCATCCATAGATGTCTGCCCGCGCATAGACTGCACAAACGATTGCCCAGCAGTGCCACCTTGCCGACCCGCCTGAACCGCTTCGTCGATAGCCTTGCCGCCGACGCCAGTTGTTCCGCCTAGCGCAGTCTTGCCAAGGAATGCCCCAAGTTTTGCCACCTGCCCAGCAACAGGCAAAGCGCCGCCGATTAGCGCGCCCGTTCCAGCCTGAGACGGGTCAACCAGCCCAGCAGACGCTCCCCCGACAGCCGCGCCAGCGCCAGCACGCAAAGCAAGATCAGCCGCACCACGCCCGCCCGCAGTCATGCCGCCCGTTCGCAGAGCATTCACGACAGCAGGCGCAGCGCCCATGCCCTGAGCGCCGCCAGCGAGAGCGCCGCCCACACCAGCAGTCCCGGCAATCTCCGCGCCGATCTTTCCCGCGCCAAACGCCATTGAATCAGGATCAGCACCCATGCTTCGCAATGCGTCCGACATGGCATTACGCCGTTCAGGCGCTTGCAATTCCGGTGCGCCCATCTGCCGCGCAATGAACGATTCGGCTGCGTCTCTTGGGGCGAGCAGGGTTGCCCCGATAGAGCCAGCACCACGCACAGCGCCCGCAGCAAGGTCGCGCACAGCACGCACCGGGCGCAGTAGCTCATCCTTCATCATGCTGCCAAAGGTAGGCGCATCAGCTTTCTGCTTCCCTTTTGCCAAATAGGCGTCTGGGTCAAACGCTTGCGTTTTGGCTAGGTAGGCATCAGGATCAAACGTCGCCATTTGTCAGCCTCCAAGCCTTTGCATGATTTGCTTTGCACGCGGGTCATTGGGGTTTTGAATCGCCCATTCTCTGGCTTGGGCATCTTCTGGGGATAACGCGGCAGGAGGAGCCCCACCAGCGCGAGACGCGCCCGGCCCAGCCGTGGCTTCCATATCGCGTTCAGCCTGCTTCCGCATCCGCGCTTTTTGTGCAATTACACCTTTGCTGTCCCCAACAACCGGGAAAAATGTACGCCGATTGCCCTCAACTTCACCTTCGGTCGCAGCGGCCCCCGTTTTTGCTCGCAAATATGCCTCAGCCCATTGGTTTTGCAATTGCGCTACTTTTTGCGCGTTTTCGGGGGCAGCTACGTTTGTCCATGTTGATCCTGTCATTGCGGTGGCGACAGGGTTTGAGGCTGGCAGTTTTTCAAGCTCGGTAGTGGCTGACCGCATTTGTCCAAGGAACAAAGTTCCTTTTGCTTGCGATTCAGTTAACGGCTTTTCCCCTGCCGGTTTTGCCGTTGTGGCATTTGGCTGAGACTTATCAAAATCCAGCCGATCACGCTGCAACCTTTGACCAGCCCACCCACGGGCAGAAGCGTCTTTCTCGGATGGGGTCATGCCAACAGGCAGAGATGCGCCTGCTTTTGGCGTAACGAACTGCACCGCGCCGCCGGTGTTGACCTGCACTGGCGCAAGGTATGCCGGAATAGGCTGTCCAATTGGAGCGCCAAATTCGTCCAAATTCTGGATAAGTTTTTCTCCGTTTGGCCCAGCGACCTCGACTTGTTTGGAAATTTTTCCACGCCCGTAATTTGGATCTGCCGCCTTTTCAGGAATGCCCATCGCAATTTTCTGCTGTGGCGTCAAATTTGGGTCGTTCATGATTGCGGCGATTCGCTGCCGCTCGCGTTCCGCCTCTTGCGCCTTCAGTTCGCGTGCGCGTTCTGCATCTGCGAGTTGCTGCGCCCGCTGTTGCTGCGCCTGCGCCGTCGAGACTTGCCCCTGCATGCCCATCTTCTGGAACTCGGGGAACTGGCTTGCAGACAGCCGCCCGAAAGCCGCCATAGGATCGCTAGGCATCGCCGCCTGTTCCGGAATCGATGCGCGGCCAAACTCCTCCAGCCCCTGCGTTCCGGGGTTGTAGGGAGTGCCTGCCATGTCCTTGGAAAACCCGGCGAGCAGTTCTGCCATTGCCTGCTGACGCTTGGACGCAAGATCGCCCATTGCCTTCTCTGTCTGCTGTTCGCCTTTCATGCCGCCGTAACCACGAAGTCCTGCGGCGATGTACTCCAAAGCATGAGGGGCGACATATGTGCGGCCAACCATGCGCCCATCTGGGCCTTCCTGCAACGCCTGCGCCTGATAGCGCCTGCGCCGTTCGGCGAGCATCTGCTGTTGTTGGTCGAAGTCCATGCTTACCTCGTCAAGTAGTTGCCGAGCAATGAGCCGCCACCGGAAACAGGCAACCCAGCCAGCCCCATGCCGATGCCAAACAGTCCTTTCATCATCCCGCCGCTTTGCGCTTGCTCCGCGTTGTAAGCGTCCATCTGTGCGCCGTAGTCAGCCTGTGCCGCGCCAAGCATGTTCGGGCCTGCAGTGGTCTGCTGTTGCGCGAACTGCTGGAACTGCGGGTTCTGCACCTGTGCGCCGGTACGCAATGCGTTGATGAGATTCAACGGCCTGTCTTGCAAATACGCTTGTTCCTGCAAAGCCGCGCCCCGGTTCGCCTGATCCAGATTGATGCCCTGCAATGCCGCTTGCATCATGGCGTCGTTGCGGTTCTGGCCGAATTGGTTCATTTCGCGGCCATAAGCCTCAGAGCCAAGCGCAATGCCCTGATTTGCAAGCCTGGTGCGCAACTGCTCTTCTTGCTGTGCAAAACGAGGATCAAGCCGCGACATGATGGCGTCTTGTGCCGTCTGCCCGACATTGATTGCCCGCTGTGGCAGTTGGCTTACATCAAGGTTCGGGTTTTCTAGCGTTCCCCGCGCTTTGTCTAGTCCGGTCTGCGCGATCTGCGCGTAGTCGTTAGACAGCGCAATCTGCCGGTTTACCGTGTCCTGCGCTTCAGGTGACAGCGTTTGCGTTTGCGTCCAGCGGTCGGGGTCTGCCTCGTCTACGGTGTAATCAATCCGGCCATATGGGTTAACCTGCGTCATGCGGTTCGCTTTGGTGGCGAACCGTGCGGCCTCAAGATTTCCCGCAGCGGTTTCCTTTGCTGCGCTGGCGTAGTCCGGGGCTGGAGGAGGGGAGCTTTTCCCGTAAAGACGCATCCGGCCAGCTTCGGGGCGAAACGCCTCCAGGCTGTACTCATGGATGTCTAGCAAGTGATTACGCATACCTACCCCCTAAGAATCGACACTCGTCCTTGAACATTGCGAACAGGAGAAGATCGCCAGCGGGGGTTGCCCCAATTAGGCACGCTTCCATTGTAAATCCCATTCGCGTAACCAGTGCAATACATCTCACATTTGTACTGCACACCGGCACCGTTATTCGCCGCGCTTTGAGTTGGACGAAGGGGTAATGAAAGATCACCCCCAAAAACCGGCGAGTCGCCCAATTGCCCTCACCGGCGATGTGGCAAACAACCTGCGACCCGTTCCAATCCTCGTATAGCACCCCCGCCACTAGCTCGCCATCTTGCAGCTTGCCGATAGCAGTTCCTCGCCCCTTCATCCACGTACCGCCCGCCCTCTGACACACCCACGGGCCTACCCGTTCAGCGTCTAGGCACAGCACTACAGCAAACCCCCAAGCTGGTACACCACATCACAGTTCGTGTACCTGACCTCTGCGCCGTTGTTCTGCCCCTTCAGCCTGATGGCCGCAGCATTGCAAACGCTACCGACAGTACTCCACGACACCGAAGGATTGAGACCCCCGCCCCACACCATAGACCCCCAAGCCATAGAACCCCATACCATCCCGGTTGGCGTTGATGTCGTCAGTACGCCCGATGGCTCAGACAAGGAAAAATCTGCGTTCAGCGCATACAGGACGGACGGCGAGCCGCTTGCCTGAAGATACGGACGAATCATCGTGAAATACTTGTTACTCGACTTCGCCCCGTAGTATGAGAAAGCCCCGCACACATCAAACTGAATCGGCGTAGTCCCGTCAAGGTTGCCCGTCCACGCCTTGCGGACTTTGCCCGACATGCCGTAATACAAACCTGACGCAGCAGTGAGCCAGCAAGTAGCGTCGAACCCGGTGAACTTTGTCCACGCTCCAGTAATCGTGTTTTGTGCGTACTGAAACTTGGTCATGCCCGGTACGTTGAGCAGCAGCATGTTTGCGTCGGAGTACAGGCACAACTGCCACCCATACGTCGATGCGTAGTTGTTCGCCGCCTCGCTTATGCTGTTTTGGATTTTGTCTGTTAAGGCTACACGCCGATCTACCGACGCAGACAGCAATCCTCGACCGAGAGGGAACACGCCTTCCATACAGTTAATCGCCAAGTCGCCGCCAAACTTGATGCCGCAACGCCTGCCGATGGGCCTGCCAAGCACGGACACGCCCA